CCTGCGCCACCAGCGCCAACAGTAGATCAGGCTCGTGAGTCGCGGATGGAAGCTGATGAGATGCGCCGTCGTCGCGGACGTGCGGCAACGATTTTGACTGAAGGTGGGCAAGGCATGCTCGCTCAAGATCAAGGCACAGCACAAACAGCAACTAAGACATTGTTAGGAGGTTGATATGGGAGGCCGTCGTTCAAATCCAGCGCCACCACCACCACCTCCACCGGCTCCGCCACCACCAGCACCGCGTTCACCTGAAGTAAGCACAATGCGAGCGCGTCGTGATCGTTCAGATGAGCAACTACGTCGTGGTGGACGTGGAGCAAACATTCTTGCAGGCGCATTAGGAACTGGTAGTGGATCAACCGCAACCGGCACCAAGACCCTGTTAGGTTCATAACGGAGAACAATATGGACTCTCTAGTAGGCGATATCATTCGCGAGCATGAACAGATGGTTGGCATGCGCGGTGTTTGGGAAGAGCATTGGCGCGAGATTGCTGAGCGTGTTCTGCCAAGACAGGATTGGTTCGAGGGCAGTACCAAGACACCTGGCGATAAGCGGACTGAAAAACTGTTTGATGCAACTGCGGCACTCGGTCTCGAGAGGTTCGCGGCGGCTATGGAGTCAATGCTTACACCTCGGACAATGCGGTGGCACAAGCTGGCTGTGTCTATCCCTGAGTTGGAAGACAACCTCCAAGTTCAGTCGTATTTAGACCAAGTGACTGACATCTTGTTCAAGGTCCGTTACAACCCTCGTGCGAACTTTGCATCACAGGCCCATGAAAACTACATGAGTCTTGGAGCATTCGGCACTGGCGCAATGTTCATCGACGAGATTCCTGGCACAGGCATGCGGTATAAGTCGATTCATTTGTCTGAAGTGTACATATCAGAAAATCATGCAGGTCAAATCGACAAAATTCATCGTAAGTTTCCAATGACAGCACGTCAGGCCGCGCAGAAATGGGGTTATGACAATCTTCCAGAGAAGATGCGGACCGCGGCTGAGAAAGAGCCAGAGCGCTCGTTTGACTTCATTCATTGTGTGAAACCGAATCCAGAGATGAAAGCTGGCCGTCGTGATTATCAAGGCATGCCATTTGCGTCGTACTACATCTCAGTCGAAGGCAATCAGATGATGAGCGTGGGTGGCTATCAATCATTCCCGTATGCCGTGTCACGTTACGTCACAGCGCCTAAAGAGATCTATGGCCGGTCACCAGCGATGACAGTTCTGCCAGACATCAAGATGATCAACGAGATGTCAAAGACTGTTCTACGGGCGGCACACAAGGTTGTGGATCCACCATTGCTGTTACAAGAAGACGGTGTGCTACAGGCATTCAGCACACGTCCTGGTTCATTGAACTACGGTGGTGTAGATGATCAAGGCCGTCAGGTAGTCCAGCCATTGCAGACTGGCGCTCGTGTCGATATCGGCATGGACATGATGGAACAGCGTCGCAAGGTTATTAACGACGCATTCCTGATCACACTGTTCCAGATCCTCGTAGAGTCGCCAAACATGACTGCGACTGAGGCTATGCTTAGGGCGCAAGAGAAAGGCGCTCTATTGGCTCCTACGATGGGCAGACAGCAATCAGAGATGCTTGGTCCTATGATTGAGCGTGAGTTAGACATTCTATCGCGTGCTGGCATGTTGCCACCGATGCCTGAAGCACTGATTGAAGCAGGCGGTGAGGTTGAGATTGAATATGTGTCGCCACTGAACCGAGCGCAAAGAGCAGAGGAAGGTGTTGCTATCTTGCGTACACTGGAAGCTGTCACGCCACTGGCTCAGATTGACCCAAGTGTTATGATGATCTTTAAGCCAACAGAGATTGCTCGCGAACTGTCAGAGATTAACGGCGTACCGGCCAAGATCTTGCGGTCCGAAGAGGAAGTTGAGGCAATGAAGATGGAGCAACAGCAAGAGATGCAGGCACAACAGTTACTGCAAGCGGCACCAATCGCGGCAAGCAGTGCGAAGACTTTAGCGGAGGCATCAGCAGTTGCAGGTTCAGTACCACAGTCATTACCGATATAAGATATGAAAAAGATATTGGAGCGAATCATGAAGCGGCGGTATGCGTACCGTCGTGTGTTCTTAGGCGAGAATGGATCACTGACTCATGACGGTGAAGTTATTCTCAAGGATCTAAAGAAGTTTTGCAGAGCGGCAGAATCCACTGCCGTTGTGTCCCCAGTTTCGCGGCAGATCGATCCCCTGGCAACGGCTATGGCTGAAGGCAGGCGAGAGGTTTGGATGCGAATCATGGCTCATCTACACATCGATGATGCCGTCATAATGAAACTCAATGAACAACCAGAGGAATATTCAGATGAATGATTTCACAGGGTCAGTTGAATCTGGCAACCCTGCCGTTGACGCAGGGACAACGGTGAATCAGTCGCAACAGACTGGAGCGTGGTATGAAGGCATGTCAGAGGACATGCGAGGGCTAGTTGAAACCAAGGGATGGCAGAAGCCAGAGGACGCGATTCAGTCCTACACTAACCTTGAAAAACTGATGGGTGCTGACAAAGCTGGACGTGGCCTAGTGCTACCGAAAGAAGATGCAGATCCAGCAGAGTGGGACGCAGTTTACGACAAGCTGGGCCGTCCTAAGTCACCGGATGAGTACAACATCCCAGTGCCAGAGAATGACACAGGCGAGTTCGCTGGAGTTGCTAAAGCTAAGTTTCATGAGCTAGGTCTTACAGCAAAGCAGGCTGAGGGCCTGGCTGAATGGTGGAACTCACAGTCACAAGAAATGCAAATGCAACAGATGAATGCAATGAGCATGAATGCTGAGGCAGAACTCGAGACGCTCAAGAAAGAATGGGGTCCACAGTATGACGCCAACATCGAATCAGCGCGTCGTGCAACCAAGCAGTTTGGCGTTGAAGGCGAGACACTTGAGAAGATTGAGAATGCAGTTGGCACTCGCAAGATGCTTGAGATGTTCGCAAATATCGGCAAGGGTCTTGGTGAGGATACGTTTGTCGAAGGCAAGCCAACGAATGGTTTTGGCATGAGTCCAGAGGCCGCTCGTGTCCGCATTAATCAGTTGAAGGGTGATCCTGAATGGTCAGCCAAGTATCTCAACGGTAGTGCGGATGCCAAAGCTGAACTTGAGAAGCTGATGAAGGTTGCGTATCAGTGACATCAAACAGTGTACAAACTAGGCTAGAATGCTTAAAATTGGCACATAGGTCTGATCTCACCATCGCTGAGGTGGTGAGTCGGGCTAAATGCTATGAAGCATATGTTGTTGGGACAGAGCAATCTGGAAACTCGGATAATCCGCAACCCAAGCGCGGACCCGGTAGACCGGCAGGAAAGACTGCCCCGCGATAGCCAGCGGTAAAAGGTAGAATTTGGCCCCGATTTCGGACAAGCCATTCGACAAATTGTTATATGTTGTTTTTAAACTTTTTGTGGAGGCTTGAATCATGTCATTCAACGTCAGTACGCACTTCGTACAGCAGTACACTACGAATGTGCAGTTGCTTTTGCAACAAAAGGGTTCCAAATTGCGGAATGCCGTTACCGTCGGTTCTTACACCGGTAAAGCGGCCAAGGCTATCGAGCAAGTTGGTTCTGTAAACGCCCAGAAGCGTACCGTCCGTCACGGCGATACTCCTCTGATTTCTACTCCTGCGGATGCTCGTTGGGTTTTCCCTAACGACTACGAGTGGGCAGATTTGATCGACGATCAAGACAAGCTCCGTATGCTTATCGATCCTCAGTCTTCTTATGCTCTGAACGGTGCTTATGCGCTGGGACGTGCAATGGATGATGAGATCATCGAAGCATTCTTCGGCGTGTCTAAGACTGGTGAGAACGGTTCTACCAACACATCATTCCCTGTCTCTCAAGACGTGGATGCGGATGTTGGCGCGGTTTCAGCTACTGGTCTGAACATCGCTAAACTTCGCGAAGCCAAGAAGATTTTGATGGCTAACGAAGTGGATATCGATAACGATCCATTGTTCTGTGTGATCACTGCTGAACAGCACGATGATCTGTTGAACGAAGCGCAAGCAATCTCTCTCGACTACAACACACGTCCTGTGTTGGTTGACG